GTCAAACGGTCTTTCATGCCCGACTCCCTGAAGGTGCCGGGCGGCGGACAGGGAGGAACCGCCGCCCGGCGATGAACCCGTCTGATTGGCGGGTTCGTGTCAGGCTACGGTTGGTGCGTCGGGCGTTGGGAGCGAAACGTTTCGCCCTACAAAAAGCCCCGCACGGGGCGGGGCTGAATGGGTTGCGATGCTACCACCGGTTACGATCCGGCGTTGCGCTCACACGTCGCACGCATGCTGTCCGCGAATTGATCCGGCGTGCGCGTGCCCCAGCCGATCGCGATGATATTGCCGATCGATGCAACGACCTTGTCGCCAAGCAGCGGGTATTTGCGGTCAGCGATGACTTGGTCGGTGACCCGGACGACGTCGCTGGGACTGGCACTCATGGCCGCGATGTAGTGCGCGGCTTCGGCGGACTGCGAGCACAGGTCGGCCGTGGTCGCCGAACCACCCGATGTCGGGCTGTTGAGCGTCCCGATGATCAGGAACACCACGAATAAACCCACGACCACGGCCACGCCGACGCCGAGCTTGCCCGCACCGCTCATACGGTGCGGATTCCGCGCGCCGCAATGCACGCAGGCTTTCGCCTCGCTGGAATATTCCTTCTTGCACTCCTGGCACGTGATCATCATGGCTGTTCCCCCTTGTCGAACATCCAATGGCACTGCGTGGTGCCGCTCTTCACGCTGGCTTCGGCGGCCTGCAGCTCGGGCTTGCCCCACCAGCGGGTGTTGTTGACGGTGATGGTCATCGCGGTGCCGGTCGGCGTGGCCGTGAAGTCGAGCCGTTCGAAATCGCCGCCACCCTGCAGTGCCGCGCGTTTGACGTGTACCACCGCCGTGCGCGCCGCATTGTCGATGTTGGCCTCGATCGTCGCGCTGTATTGATGGTTGCGCGAAATGTCGTGGCAGTCATGCGCCCAGCGCAGTGCGCGGGTGTACGCCTCCTGGTACGTGATCGGCAGCTGCATTGTCGCAGTCAGGTCCTGCGCCGGATTGCCGATCGAGACGGCACGGTCGGGTGCGATGGTGGCGCAGCCGAACAACAGCAGCGCGCACAGCACTGCCGGAATGATCTTCTTCATGGTGTCTCCCTGTTTTGCGAATCGAAAAGCTGCGGCTGGATGCGCCGCAGGTGAATCGCCCTCTGCTCGGCGACGATCTGTTCGACGCGCCGCTCAGTGAGGTCGTAGCGTAGCGCAAGCTCGGCCTTGTTGCGGCCGTTGCTGGCGAGATAGATGGCGCGATCGCGCACGAAATCCTTCAGGCGCTTGCCCGTGGGCAGGTAGTAGTTGCGGCCGCCCTGGTATTCGGCGATGGCGATGGCGCAGTGCTCGGCGTCATCGAGCGCGGCATCGTCGTCGTGGCCGCGCTCGCGTAGCGTCGCATGCAGCACGTCGACCATCGCGGCGAGGTTGGCCGGCCACTTGGCGTCCGGCGCGGTGATGCCGGCGCGGTCGGGATCACCGAGCGCGTCGGGAAACATGTCGAGGGCCGCGGGCTGCGCCATCAGTTCACGCGCTCCGTGGCGCGCGGTTCGGCCTTCACCAGGGTGAAGCCGGCGCCGTTGGCAGCCTGCGTCAGCACGGTCCAATCCACAATCAGGTTCCGCGGCATGGCGCCCTGTGCGCGCAGGATGTCGAGGATCTGCTGGTTGAACTCGACACCCTTGATCATGAAGCCGGAAACCTTCTCCGCTTCGCGTTTGGCCTGGGCGTCCCGGTCTTCGATGGCGTTGCGGTAGCGTTTCCACGCGACGGACATGCCGCACAGCGTGCCGAGCAGGAACAACCCCGCCGACCAGAACGTGAAATCGATCAGATGCGCGGTCATGCGTTCCTCCGCTTGCGGCGCTGGTGGAACGACAATGCCGCAACCAGCTTGTGCAGCTGTTCGGCTGTGCACCATTGCGCACGATCGACGTGGAACATGCGCTTGGCCATGCCATCGATGTACGCCCAGGAATAGCCCAGCTCGGCCGCGATCGCCTCCAGCTTGGCGATCATGGCCGCCAGTTCCTCGCGCACGCCGCTCGGCGCGCCCGGTGGCGGCACAGTGCCGCGAAGGCGTCGCGCCGTATCGCCCGACAATCGCCGCAGCTCGTCGAGCACGGCACGGCGTTCGCGAAAATCCATCTTCGCCATGCTGCGCTTGCCGGTAAGGCGCTCCAGCAGGTCGCGGTAAGTGTCGTCGTCCAGCCCCAGCCGCGCCGCGATCACGTGCGCGGTTGCGAGCTGGGTCTTGCGACGCGTGGCGGTGTCGCCGTGGAAGGGCATCAAAATGCCTCCAGCTGTTTCTGTTCGGTGCCGCGCACGCCGGTGCGCAGCTTCGCATTGAGGCCAGCTGCGCGGCCGGCCATGTAGTCGTCTTCCCGCGTTTTGCCTTTCTTGGTCAGATCGCGGCCGGTTGTGCTGCTCGTTTTCGGATGCAGGGTGTTGACTGCCTGCTCGATCGCATCGCGCTTTGCATCGGCGAGCTGCGCCTGCGGGAATAGCACACTGATCGCATGGACCCATGCCAGCGCGAAAGCTTCGCCGCGCGCGTCACGGTTCGCGCGTTTGCGGATGCGTGCGATATGACGACGGCGATCGTGGTCAAGCTGGCGGCGCAGCACCGTGAACGAATAGGCCGCGATCTCGGCCGCACCGTCGACGCCATAGAACCGCACGTACATGCGAGGCCAGCCGGTGGACAGAATCAGCTTGCAACCGAAACCCACAGCGCACAGGTTGGCCAGCCAAAGCTGCGATTGCGGTGGTTCCGCCCGACCACGACCCAACACGTCGGCATGTTCGACGTCGCCCACTTCGGCTGCCGTGACGCCGTATTCGCGCATCATGGCCTGCGCCTGACGCAGTGCCATCGCGGCCTCGTTGGCGTGGGGTGATGCCGCGCGACGCAGGCATGCCTTGATCTTGCGGATGGCGTCGACGCGCTTCACGACTCCACCTTCTGCAGCTTGCGCTGCCGGCGCTCGATCGCGGTGCGGACGGTCTTCTGCAGGTTCGGCAACTTCAGCGCGCGCACGCATTCTGCGGCAGTGAAATCTTGGATTTCCGGCAAATTCGGTTGAATGGTCACTGGTTGACAGCCTTCGCTGTGCATTTTGGGCAAACGTCTTCATAGGTCCCGTCTTTCAGCCGCACTCGTTTCCAGCCCAGCTCCTTAGCTACCTCTCGCGCTTCCTTGCTCATGCCCTTGGTATGGCCGTGCTGCGTGTTGCCGCCGTCAACCCAGTCGGCGCAGCGGTCGCAGAACACATCGCATTTGTAAACAAGGGCCATTACTTGCCCTCCCTCTCGGCGAGAGCATTGCAACCCTGACGTGGCTTTTGGATGACGGTCAACATTTTGCTGATTCAACCGAAATTGCCGGATAGCCGAAATCTTGGACCATGCGGATGCGATCATCGGCGGCCAGAACGATCAACGGTTCGCCGGAGAAATTGGTGAACTTGGACGCGAACGGGTTCACGGCGCCACCTTGCGCACTTCGGCGTGACGCGCCCATACCTGCCAGCGGATCAGCGGCAGCCAGCGCGACGCTGCACGGTTCGGGAAGCCGTACTCGATGCTGTCCTGCACGCGGTCCAACACTTCGCGCTGGTCGCGGTCCACCACCAGCACATCGCCGGGCTGCGGATCGATGCGGGGGTCGCGGACGTGATGCGAGACGGTTTCCTCGCCGGGCGTGTCGCCGTCCAGCATGAAGGCGGCATCAGCGTGCATGTGTGGCCTCCTTGCGCTCGCTGAAGTTCACCGGCTTGTTCTTGCCGACGGCATCGATCGCCTCGATAGCGGCCTTGATGCGCGTGCCGGCCACCTCCAGGAACGTCACGGCATCCTCGGCATTGCCACGGCTGTGTTCGGTCCGGGCCTGCCCCAACATGCGCTGGGCGCTTTCGATGCGGTCGATGATCTTGTCGTTGCTCTGGTTCATCGCACTTCCTCCAGTTCGGTCGAGTCGGGTTTGATGACGAAATCTTCCTTCTGGCTGATGGACAGGCCCTTGATGCCGTCCACCGCCTCGGGTTCGGCCAGCACCGCTTCCTTGTCCAGCTCGATCTTCACGCGCAGGAAGCGGTCCAGCTTCAGCTTTTTAAGCGTTTCGATCACGGCCTGCGCGCCTCGCATCACCACCGACGGCGGCCGCATGCGCCAGCTCACTTCGCCGGTGGCCAGGCGCGCGGTCTTGGTCTTGCCACCCTTGGTGAGCTCGTCGCGGTGAGCCTCGCAGTACGTGGCGACGCCGCGGGTGAGTTCCGCGATGCGATCGGCATACGGCTTGGCCTCGGTTTCGAAAGTTGAGCGCCGCTTGGCCAAGTCTTCGTTCATGGCCGCCTGGATGACATCGCGCGTACGCTGACAATGGCCGATTTCGGCGATCGCAGCGTTCACGTCTTCCAGTGACTGCGGCACCGCGTCGGCGGCTTCGACTTTCAGGCGGGTGTTGGCTTTCTTGTTCACGCGTCAGTCCTCATGGTGCAGCGGTCCCGGCGGCACCATGCCGCCGTTTTCCGCGAAGTTGTGCCAGCGGTATGCGGTGGCGCGCGAGACGCCCCAGTGCGCGCGGATCTCGGCCACGTCGGGCACATAACGCAGCCGCCCGAGCCAAAACGCGATCTGCGCGCACTGGCTGCGGTAGAGGTTGTTGCTGCGGTCAGCAGGCACGTCGTCACCGAGCCGCGTATTGCGCGGGAAGCCCCAACCGGCCGGGAGCGTTACGCCGGTCATGTCGCATCCCGGAAGGCGCGCCAGGCGGCGCCGGCGTGATCGCGTGCCTGTTTCAGCACGCCGTAGATCGTCGGATTGGCCACAGAGCGCACGTACGCATCCAGCGCTTCATCCGCCTTGGTATAGGCGGATTGCAGCGCTGCGGCGATTGTGTCGCGACCTTCCGGCGAATTCGGGATGGCTAGTGCGGGTGTGCTCTTGCGGAGACGCGGCGCAGAAGCCTGCGTGAGCGCGTTCTGTTGTTCGCCGATCCGCGCCAGTTGCGGGCGCGGCTTGGGCGCAGCGCCGTCGGTGTTCAGCGCATACACCACACCGCCGTCTTCGTGACGCGAGGTCAGCACGCCCCGCCCCTTGGCTTCATAGCACGTTGCCGCGATGCGCTTCTGTTCTTCGCCTAGCGCGTCGGCGAGCTGTGCGACGGTCATGCCGCCGGAGTCGCCCAACGCGTCGCGGATCTGTTGAATCAGGCTCATGGCTTGTTTCCCTGGTTGAAGGGCACTTCGTTGGCCGCGGGCAGCCGCAGCTGGCCGCGAAGGTCCGGCAGCGCCACGCGCTTCATCGCGCTGATCTGCTGCAGGCTGGTCATGGCGCGCGCGTAGAGGAACTCACAGCTGGCATCCAACTCGGCGTCGGTCTCGGCCATGAAGTAGCCGTGCGAGGGATGCGCGCCGATTGGATGGCCCTGCCGGCGAAGCGCTTCGATGATCTGGCGCAAGTGCCGTTCGCCTGCGCCGGTGGTGAGCCCGCAGATCTTCGCGACCAGGTCGCGGGCCGTGATGCCGTTGACCATGCCGGGGTGGTCCCCCAGCACGTCCAGCACAAGCGCGGGCGTGAGTTCGCGTTCGAAGAGCATCTGCAGTTGCGGGCTGCCGGGTTTCATGGGTTCACTCCGCTTGGGCTTTCATGGCCTTGATCAGGGCGCTGGCCTGACCGACGTCCAGCTCATCGAGCACGACATCCACGCGCTGACCAATGCGGTAGCCGAACGCGCGCGCATCCCAGATACCGGCCTCGACGAACGCGCGCTGGTGCAGCGTCGTGATCACATCCGACGGCAGTTCCAGCCGGCGCATCAGGCCGCGCAGGTAATCTTTCTGGGCTGTCGTCAGGCGATTCATGACGAGCGACCGTTGCCCTGACGGGCTTGGCATATCGCGTAGAAAGGGGCGGCGATCACGGCCAGCGTGACCAGCAGCGGCGCAAGCACAATGGCGAACAGCCAGCGCGCCGGACGGTCGAACCCCTTGAAGTTTTGAAATACGTGTTCGACGCCGCTGAACACGCAATACCACAATGCGAGTTCCACGGCGGAGAGCACCGCGGCGATGAGGCGTGCGATCTTCATGACTTGCGCGCCCCCACGTAGTGCGGGCACGTCGGACATGCGCGCGACAGCGCCACGCGCATGGGATTGGTGGCGGCGAACTCGCGGCGCTGGTATTCCAGGCACACGTTGCGAGGGATCTCTCCGATCACGGGGCAATCGACGGTGAGGCCCATCAACGCGCCTTCAACCGCCTGTTGAACGCGGTGCTCGTCGCCCTTGTAGCTGCCCTTCAGCACCTGGCTGACCACCGCGGCCGAATAGCCGATGCGACGCGCGACAGCGCTCTGCGAGGATTGCTTGCAGGCGTCGGCCAATACAACTTTCCAATCGGCCGTCATGGCGTCCTCCGCGGCGCTTCGAGCAGCGCAGCAACCTGCGGCCTGACATTGACCCGCAACGATTCCAGAAGCTTCATGGCTTCGGCGATCGCGGCTTCCGGCTCACCCTCGCCGATCATCGTCTCCAGACCGCCAATGGCCAGCCAGACGACGATGTTGCCGCGCGACGCGCCTTGCGCGTAAACACGCGGCCGCAACGTCATTTGTGCGTAATGGATGCCAAGGGTGTCGAGACCCTCGGGTTTCAGATCCTGGACGCTCATCGGATCGAGTACTCCTTGTCTTCGTTCGGGTCGTAGATCGCCGTGCCGTGATTCATCGCCCAAGGCGCCAGCGGCCCGCTATCGCGGATCAGGTGGTAGCGCGCGCATTCGCTCTTGTGGTGGTTTCCGCGCTGTACCGTCAGATAGCCAGCCCGGCGCAACTCGGAGCAGAACGCGCTGACGGACTTGACGCTGGCCAGTTCGGTGACGGCAGCCAGTTCGCCGATGCTGAACGTGCGCAGGATGCGCATCGCGCGCCACAGCTTCTCGCGCTTGTCCGCGCCCCTGGCCGCGACCATGCGGCGCCGTTGATTTGCAAGCCTCGGCGTCATACGCCCACCGCCTGCCGTAGCGACGACACGTCACGCCACGCTTGTCTTTGGACCTTTTCCGTCCACCGCACCAGCATCTGACTGCATGCTCCGCACCACGTGCAGGTGCGCCAATCGCCGTTGACTTCCCAGCGCGACTCATCGTTCTGGAAACCCATCTTGTGATCAGGGTCGATCGCACAACGACCGACGTGCATGTAACGCGGCCAGAAATCGGTGACCTCGATCAGTCGAAACGTTGGGAGGTAGCAGAAGGTTTGGGCACGACGCCCCTCACATAGAACCGTCATCAACCGCGATCCGACCAGATCGCCGTCATCGATGTAACCGATGTAAAGCGCGTCATTCGGACTGCGGTACAAACGACTGCTCGACGCGCGATAGGAGCGCTTGCGATCGGTCAGCCACTTGTAGAGATTCGGGCTGAACTTCGCGCCGTTGCGAGGATCGATCGCGGCGACGTCCAGATTGTTGTGGGCGTGCGTCATGCCGCCACAGCCCGCTGCAGCACGCGCACCTTGTTGCCTTGCGGCGCCGCGCCGACGAAGAAGTCTCCGTGGCCCCATTCGTTGACGCCGATCTTGCGCAGGCCGCGGTTCTTGGCGCGCTGCTCGATCTGCGCCAGGCCCACCACCAGCAGGCGCACACTGCCCTGCGCGGCGGCGTGCAGCTTGCCGACCAGGGCATCGTCGACGTCGACCTCCGCGAGCTCGCGCGCCAGCACGCGAGCATCGGTTTCGCTGGCCGCCTGGAAATCCACCCACTGCGCGATGCGGCCGGTGAGCTGCTGCAGCGGCGTCAGCTTGCGGCGGAAGCCGTGCATGCCGATCAGCACCACCGGCACGGTGGCGAGGTCGTGGATGTCGCGAAGGGTTTCGATCAGGCGGCGCTTGTCGGCCAGGTAATCGGCCTCGTCGATGAACAGCGGGCGGCCGGTTTCGGCCAGCTTGCGTACGATGTCTTCCACCGTGGCGACGTTGGTGCTGCGCTTGCCGATGCCGAGTTCCTTGCAGATGGAATCCAGCAGCGACGACGGAGTGGTGGTGGCCAGCGCGCGCACGAACACGCCGTTGACGCGGGTGACCAGCCACGCGACGGCGGTGGTTTTGCCGTAGCCGGTCGGACCTTCCACCAGGCCCATGCCTGGCATGCCGTAAGCGCGGTTCAACAGCGCGTCGGCGGCTTCGGCCAAACGCTGGACGTTGGAAATCGGAATGATCTTGCTGCGCATGTCAGCCTCCCTGTGGCTGGTTGGGTTACTTGTCGAAAAGTCGATCGATGCCGCGCTG